GAATCGTTTATTAACGATCAATCTGCTGGCAATCAACACGTTTTAAAATTATTGAGACAAGAATGGATTGGAAAATAAAAGAATTAAATTTAGAATTTTCTCTACAAGAGTTAAAAAACTATTTTGACTATTTAGAAAGATCCTGGATACACCTGCGATGGGACGCTGATCGTAATGATGTTAACGATTCTAGCAAGCATCAAATTGAAGGAGTTTACGGATGGGGAATACAAAGCAACTTAAAAGACCTAACTCAGCCTTGCCCTCCTTATCACGTGCATAAAGAAGGTACTCAAGATTATCGAGATACTGCATTGATGTTTGGGTTTGCAGAAAGCATAAAAGAAGCGTTTCCTTACTCTCGACAACACAGTATTGCTGTTCATCCACCAGGTACTGTAATTAATTTACACACCGATACTGCTAAGTGGATTAAGATACACGTACCCATACAGGGTAATGATAACAGTTATTTTACATTCGAAGACGAAAAATTTATACTTGAGCCCGGCAAAGCATATCTTGTAAATACTACATTAATGCACGGTACTAACAATTTAGGAACAACAAATAGAGCACATTTCTTTTTTAAAATACCAGCTGATATGGTAGATGATGTGCTAACGGTTAAGAAAATATGAGATATTTGAAACACTGTAACCCTGTAGATTTGACTACAGAATTTCTTGCTAGTAAGGATTGGGATATTATTGAGATCAACTTAACCATTGATCCTATACAATTGTTTGAGTATTATCACAAGTTAAAAACTGAACTTGCTGACTTCTGTTTTAGTTTTGACTCTAAAGACTATCTGCGTCCAGAAATATATGAACGATTTCAAAAGGAAGGCAAAGTGGGAAACTATATAGGAAATGTCAGTGCTTGGTCAGTTAGTTGGCCAGTTAACCGTGATATTCCGTGTCCTAGCAGATTTCAAGCAGATCCTAATGTATATCCTGAGATAAAAGATATTAGCCAAATGGATTTTGCAGAAACTGCTCACCCGCAACCACGTTATGTGTTTGGTATACTGGAAAAATTGTTAAACAGACTTTCTGAGCGAGCGTTGCGTCAAATGTTAGTTTCTAATCATCCTGCAGGATTGCAGGTAGCAAATCACGTTGACAGCGATTTAAAAAAATTGCATATCCCGTTATATACAAATTCTAATGCTGTTTTCACATTTGGCGAAAATGACGAAAGAGTTTATCAAATGGAAGTTGGTAAAATATATATTATAAATCCAATAGTACCTCACGGTACTTTTAACGGTGGTGATACAGAACGTACCCACTTGTTATCAAGAATAGATCTAGATTATATACCAGAAGTTGTGGGTATGCAGGGTATTGTCGAATAAATATAGAATAGAATTTAAAAAGGGAAGGTTCCTATGTCAAATACGTTTTTTTCGCAGGTTTTAGATGACCCATATTACATTGGTAATAATGAGTATCTAAGTGTCATTACAACGGGTAAAGTCCGTGTAGAGGGTGAAGTTACTAGAGATTTCAACAAAGATGCAGCCGCAAAAGCAGGACTGCTTCGTGTAAACACCAAAACAAAAGAAACTGCATTTATTGATCTTAATGCTTGTAGTGAAGTAGGAGATCGTTATCGTTGCGTAGTTGTAATTGATAACATTGCATATGTAATGCGTACACAAAAGAAACACGTTGATAGCGTGGTTCGTATTGCCGCTGTGGATCTAGCTACGAACAAAGTAACTATGATTGAAGAAAAGGCTGTTAGTATCCACGGTACTGAAACGCCAAAGACATTCTGCGGACATTTTAACTTTGGCCGTCCTATTGTTGTTGGCAAGAAAATTATCTACCCTCCATTAAACAGCGGAGTAATTATTGTATTTGACACTGAAACAACTTCTTTCGTAGCGCACGATGTTCCGGACGATACAGCAAGTATTTGGTGTACATATGTTCCAGAATTAAACGAAGTATTGTTCTTCCCATACGGTAACAAAACAACCAAGTTACTAGTTTTAAATCTAACAACGAACGAGCACAAGTTTATTGATGCTCCTGTGGCTAGCACATTCTACAATGCATTTTCGCACAACGGCAAAGCAGTTGGAGTTCCTTTAACAATGGGCGGAGTAGTCGATCAAATGCACTTTTGGGTATATGATGGAAAAACGGTTGAAGCGTTCGAATATCTTCCAACTGCACATCCAACTGGTAACAGTATGATGGGTTTCAAATATGGCGTTGAAGATAACAATGTATTCTACACACATACTTGCTGGAACACGGGTAATGAATTAGTTAAATTTGATCTAACTACTAACACTGTAGAAACTGTGAAAACAGATTTTCACTTAGGTGCTAAACCATTTGTGTTAAACAAGGAAGTTTACTTATTCCCAAGTATTCAAAATCCCGAAATGACTGATGCTCCGTCGAGCGTGTTTAAAGTGCAAGGTGACAAGTTAGTAGAAGAATTTAAATTACCTACAAACAATGTAACTTACGGCCCTATTAATAATACTGATAATAGTATTTTACTTGTACCGTACCGCTTTGATTTGAATGAAGATAATAAATTAAGTTCAGTGCTTACAATTGTTGACTTAGATACAAAATCTGCTTCAACAGTTAATATTGAGCTAGAGCTTGAGTAAGATTATCTACATCAATTAACCAAACATTTTGTTGAGTGTTAAAAAGCTCAACAGTACTATGTAAAGAAACAATGCCTCTGTGTAAAAGCGGGGGCATTACCTTTTTATCTAATCTATCACTTTTTCCTGCACTACTATTTTCTACGTTGGTTGTTACCACAAACTTAGCATCGGGATAACCTGCTTGAATATACTTTATTTGTAACGGTAAAAAATAACGCCAATGATAACTTACTCTAAGAAAATCTTTACCTGTTCCAATTGCATATCCGGGAAGTTGTGCTCCGCGGAATAGAACACGCCATACGTTTTCACCCACCTCAGGCAATTTATGTACACCAGCTAAATTCCAAATACAGTCTGCATCGTTATCCCAGCCAATAAAATATTGACCATACGGCATCTGCATTTTATCTAGCTTAATAGCAGCGGCATCTTTGTTATTTTCTAAGCCTAGTGATTTACAAGCCAACAAAAATTTATCTAGTTTTCTATGCTCGTCGGTTAATAACCGAATTTCTAGATTAGGTTTTCCAGGTATTACCATTTGAGGTAACTTTCCTTTTTAAAAATATTTTACGTGTCACGTCAAACAAGTCGTTGGTATGAAATCCGTTAATAACACATTCGCCTTCGTCTGTAAAGTCTACATTATAACCGTCTTTAGCTGTAAAGTCAAACGACTCTGTGTTATACCCTATAAACACAGGGGGAGGCATTTCGGTCATACCGTACCAGTTCGCTACTGTTTTAACTCCTCGATCCCTGAAATCGTTGATCATTTGTTGACTGACATTACCACTGCCCGTTACCATATATCTAACTGAACTCATATCGAAGTTATTCCACTCCTTGGTCTTAGAAAGTATTTCATAGTGGCGGGGTATCAATGATATATAAGTTGGTTTAAATTCATTGAAGATTTTAATGTACGAATACGGTTCAAATGTTGCAGTAAACAGTTCTGCACCAGCTACATAAGCAGGCATTGCTGTTACTGTGTAGTTGGCAATTACATTAGCAGGAAAAACATTAAGCACTCGATCTTGAGAAGTTAGACCAATTTCTTTAATTGAACGCTGTATATGTTGCTCAATATTGTTGTGCGTTATTAATTTTGGTATTGTCGTGCTACCACTTGTAAAGAGGGTTATCTTTGACATTTTAAATTTGACCTGTAAATTTTCCTCTAATGAACGGCTTCTGACAAAGGTCGATGGCCGGATTGTACACTGGTTGATATTCCATACCAATATGCTCCATATCAAGGTCTATCATAAAAATAATTCGCCATTCATCGGAATAATTGTATGCACTATGAGCGTGTTGATTATTAAACCCCCACAGATCATCCCAATTAACTTCTTCGCCGCTGGCCTCTAGAAACAAGTCACCTTCGGGAATTATTAACGGTACGTGAATTCTTAAATATTTGCCATCTCTATTTTCAGGACCAGTGTGTCTATGTAAGATTGTTTGTGGTGCTAAAATGCTGTAGTTTGCCCCAACACAGTATGGACCATATTCTTTCATCAACTTAAATGCTGTGGGATATCGTTTAGCAATCCGTTCTGTTTCTTTTCTTTCTAAAGCAACATCAATCATTTCGTCGTGTCTTTCGTATTTAAAATGTATGCCCATCCAACCTTCAACATTGGTTTTAAATTCTCCAGTATCCTTGTCTCTACTTACTATTCCTTTTGCACTTTCTTCTAACGTTAGCCCAAGTCCACGCAGGTCTAAATTTGCAACTCCAAAGGATTTAGCAGCATCTTCGACAGAGGTATGATTGCCCATAAACTCCGTTGTCAACGCTTCACGAAAGCTCATCAAATAATCATATATTGGAATTTCGTGTCCTCTCCATATTTTTTTCATTTTAAAAATTTCTTGTTCAGTCATATTGATCCTAATGTTTGGCAACGAAAAACTAGATTATATAGTACAAATACTGTATAATAAATAAACTTGGATTAAAATAATCCGGCAAGATATTTATAGGTAAATAGTTCACTATGATAAAAAAACTCACTTTTTTCGGTTGCAGTATTACGGGAGGCAATGAGCTTTTCGAAGAAGCACACGTTCCTAATTATAAGTCCTTATCTTTCGAGGATGCACGTAAGGTTGCAAAACAATTCGAAAAAGAAGACATCAACGCTTACAATTACAAACATTCCTTTCCTGCAAAAGTAGCAGAAAATCTAGGAGTTGAATTTGATAATTTTGGTTCGCCAGGAATGTCAAATAAAGAAATTGCGTGTAGAGCAATTTCGCACTTCACTGAAGATCGCTACGAAGAAGGTAACGTAGTTATATTGCAATTCACAACTCATAATAGATTTTGGGTTAAGTACAAAGAAACCGAAACTGACAAAACTGTTGGTAGTTTTGTCGTACATCCTTCAATCTTTGACGACAGATTAACAAAAACACAGAACAATCTTTTAAAAGAAATGTTCTTTGAATTTTACAATGAATCAATGCTAGCAATAGACGATACATTGTTTATGTATTACGCAGCCGATGCCCTGCGAGCAAAAGGAATCCCAACTTACATAGTTTGGTGCGACATTGATATTGTAGACTGGGCATTTTTTGATATTAAAACAGGTGTAGACAAAACTAAAAAAGTTTGTATTAAGTCTGACAAAGAACCTCAGTTTGGTGATGGGCTAAGTCAGCACTTTGCTAGTAAACATCATAATTATAATGTACTAGGAACAACACTAAAGGATTTAGTACCGCCTAATTCTCAACTACCGAGATATCATTTTGATCAAGAGGCCCACGCCATTGTTGCTACACACATCGCGGAGAAAATAAAATGCTTACATTCTTAAGATCCATTTATATTAGAATTAGATATCGTAAAAAAATTAAAGAACTTTCTAAAAGATCACCTTACATCTACAGATGAAAAAAAACGTTGTTATGTATATTCCGGATTCAACATCCGGAATTTATCTACCTCTGCTGTGGGCTAGTTGTAAAAGTTATTACGAACTATACGGCGAACGCAAAGATGAATACAATTGGGTACACCCAAGAATTAACTACGAATTTGACGTAGAAAAATTAAAAAGAACACTGCTAGAAACTAAACCAGATGTATTTGGAATTAGTATGTACATTTGGAACGACATCCAATGCCTTGAAGTTGCTAAGTGGGTTAAAGAAACCTTCCCAAACTGTTTAGTTATCAGTGGCGGTCCCCAACAATACTTTAAACACGAAGCTGATTGGTTTGAAAAATATTCCTTCTTAGATGCTAGCTTAGACGGCGCTGAATACGGAGAATTAACTATTGCTGATATTCTTGACAATTTGCGAGAAGATAATACAGTAGATTGGAATAACGTTCGCGAAGTTGTTTATCCTAGTAAAAATAAAAAAACAATGTTTAAGAGTAAAAAATCTAGTCCAAAGATGGATTTTAAATGGGACTTTAGTGCATACGATATGCAAAAAGAAGTTATGATGGAAGTGTCTGATGAAATTAATCAGTTGTTTAGAAATGCAATGGCTACTACCCCTATTAACGGAAAACTAGAAACAACACGAGGCTGTCCGTATAGCTGCACATTTTGTGATTGGGGCGGAGGAACTGGAACTAAGGTCATTAAGAAATCTATTGAAAATGTCAAAAAAGACATTGACGTTTTAGAAGCTACTAAGTGCGTCTATGTTTTCTTATGCGATGCTAACTTTGGAATTATGCGAGATAGAGATATCGACATAATGAAGTATATTGCTGAAAGAAAAAAAGCAAATCCTATGTTGTTCCATTTGTATTTTGGTGGCTTCGCTAAATCAGACAAACATACAGAATATATTAAACAAATCTTAGACTTAGATGCCCAGAACAATTTAACTTGGGATCTAAGCTATAAAGCAAGTATACAGAGTATTGACAGAACTGTCTTAGACAATATTAAACGAAGTGATATTTCTTTTGAAAAGCACGTCGAGCTAGCCAAACATCTTAAAACAATGTATGGCTTTTCTAGCTATGCTGAATGCATTTCTGGACTGCCTGGTATAACTACTGAAAAATGGTATCACGAAATAAACGTCTATGCTTCACACGATATGGACATCTGTCTTTACAATTGGCACTTGCTTCCCGAAACACCATCGTACGGTAAAGAATATAGACAGCGTATGAAAATGCAGACAGTTAACAAGTATAACAATATGCAGACTTCTAATTCAACGCTACGAAAAAGTGAAGTTGTTGTAGAAACATACAGCTACACCAAAGAAGATTACAAAGAAATGTGGATTGCATTTAGCATCCAACGAGGTTTCTGGACAACAGGATTATTGGAAAAAACACTAAAGACAATTTTTAAAAAGTCAAATCTAGGTTACGGTGATTTTGTTAAAAAGTTTTATAGAGAATTTTTGAAGAGCGATGCTTGTGGCCCAGCGTTAACTAACTATATGGCTAAAGTAGATAAACAGTTTAAAGATTATTACGATCCAGATAGCGAAGTGAGTAACTTATCTATACAATTCCCACATTGTACTGCCCCTTTGCAAAGTTCAGTGATGTTGGAATTCTTTTATGAATTTGAAGATTGCCGAGAGTACATAAAAAATTGGTTGTTGAAAGAATTTGACTATTTGTCTGCTAAAAATATTGATCGTGAGATGGACAAGTTTATTACAGTTACGAATAAACACACCAGCAGATTTACAAAGTTCAGATATATTAACTATAGCAATCCTATTATTGGACAATTTAACGAACCTGAAAAGGAAAGACCACTTGTTGATTATATGTTATCACAAATGGAAACTTATACAAAGTCTAATTTCTTAACAGCAAGGGTTATTGGTATATGAAAATAACTAAATTCCCAGTAGGTAACTACGGTGTTATTATCGATGATTTAGATCTC